TTAACAGATACACCACAAGACAAGTGGTTAAAAGGATATTGGAAATGGCGAAAGCAAAACAAAAAGTAAGAGAAAAAATATACGAGAGAAACCCTAACACAGGAGTTATTCGTTGGAGATATACAGACGAGCATCCTGATGATTTCGGTTGGCCTAATTATGGAAGGATATTGAAAGATGGCAGACAAAAACGAAAGATACTTAAAAGCACTTGAAAAAATGAAAAGTAAGAAACAAGTTAAAGTAGATAAAACAGACTATCAGGATATAGCAGATTGTATAAGAAGCGACCAAGTACCTGCTCCTGCAATAGTAGAATATTTTAGTGATAAGATTTTCTATAAATGGTATTCAAATAAGTACTTTGTATGAGCAACTTTAAAGATAATTCTGGTTTAGAAAAAGAAAAACCTAAAATGTCTAAAGAAGAACGAGACTACCTAATGAAAAAGTTTTTAGAAAAAGGTGGTAAGATACAGAAATTAAAACCAGGTTATCCTTTAAATGTTGGAAGTTTAGATAAGTCAAAGAAACCTAGATATACAAAACAAGAAGTTGAAAGTGGTAGAGATAAAGGCACAGCACCTTTGCCAGACTTAACATCAATTAGAAAACAAGAACCATCTGAAGGTGTAACCGTAACCTATAGTGATAAAGTACCTGTATATGAACCAGGTTACACAGGAGATTATTTAAAGAGAAAAGGCAGATGAGGAAGTTATTAAAAAGAATAGGAAGAAAGATACCACTTAACATACAATTAATAGGTCTAGGTATATTAGCATTTTTATTTAATTGGAAGACTTGGGCATTTTATTTGTTATTAATAGTTGTAAGTGTATTAGCATTTTTAGACCAAGGAATAACTGGTCTTATAAGTGCTATCGCTATATTATATGGTCTTAAATTTTTAGGGAAGTTATTTTAATATGAAGAAGTTAACAGATGTAAAAGGTAGTGCTACTTTAATGGACATAATGTCTGCCCAAGGTGTAGAAGTTAAAGGCGAAGAGAACATTACTAGTAAAGGTAATCTTAAAGGAATGACTACCGATGAGAAAGAACTTGAAAATAATATTAATGAAGTTTATGACTTCTGGCAAACAAGAGGTTTTCCATATTATAGTACAGACGCTACTTGGCGAAAACAAAAGATGTCTGATTTAAGAAAAGTTGATTGTAAGAATTTATTAACGCAAGATAAAGTTATTAAACCACACCAAGAAGGACTATCTTTAGCGTGGTCTTATATGCCACATAGTTTTGCTATTAGATGTGGTAAAATGAAGACACCTATGGAGATATATGAAAATGAAGAACACTTTAAAAAAGGAATTAAAAAACTATTAACAGGTTCTTTCTTTGGTAAAATGCAAGTTAATGATTTAAAACCTGTATCATATGATTTAATGGGTACAGAAACATATAGGTCAGAAGAATCGAAACATAAAGCAGAAAGTACAATGAGGTCTTTATTAAGAAGATATACAGGAACTCAATGTGTATCTAATTTCAGACCTACGGCAGCCGCTTGTTTATATCAAAACTTTATGAAACCAGGTGAAATAGTATGGGATATGTCAATGGGATATGGTGGTCGTATATTAGGTGCTATTATATCTAATGTTAATTATGTAGGTACAGACCCAGCAACATTAACATTTAAAGGACTATGTGAGATTAAAGAAGACTTTGCTAATCCAGATAATCATTATTTCTTAAATAAAAAAGGTAGTGAAGTATTTAAACCTAAAGAGAATACTTTAGATTTCGCATTTACAAGTCCACCTTATTTTAATTGGGAACAATATTCAGATGACGCTGACCAATCATTTAAAAACTTCTCAACCAATGAAGATTGGAACGAAGGATTTTTAAGACAGACAATTAAAAATGTTTATACTGGATTGAAACCTGGTAAGTATATGGGATTAAATGTGGCGAATATTAAGTCTCATAAAACCTTTGAAGATGACACCGTACGAATTGCTGTTGAAGAAGGATTTGAACATACTGATACATACAAGTTGCAGTTGTCCTCGCAAGAATCGGGTGCTAAATACGAACCTGTGTTTATATTCAGAAAGTAAAAACCCTTATAAAACCGTGTTTTTCCTGGTGATGTATGTATCATAGACATACGGAAACGCCGCCCTCCGCCGTTCCTAGGGCGTTTAAATCGCATAAAATAAGGGAAATAGTATCATATACTCAAAAAACTCAATAAAACCGTATATCCAAAAAAAGTTAAAAAATAGTCAAAATAGTGCTTGACAATGAATTTGATTGGTGATAGGATGTACTAGTATTATGAATAAAGAAGGACATAAAGACACTATAAATTTTGACCAAAAGTCAAATCTTGCAAAATTATTAGCCACAGAAAACATCACGGTTCAACACGACCAAGTTAAAACTGCTTCATTTAATTTAGAAGACAGGATTTTAACAATCCCTATATTTAAAAATCCAAAAGGTGCTGTATATGATATGTTAGTGGGACACGAAGTTTCACACGCATTACACACTCCACAAAAAGAATGGATTGACGCATTAAAAAAAGATAACTTAATGGACATTAAAGATTACATTAATGTTATTGAAGATGTTAGAATAGATAAAATGATACAGAAGAAGTATCCTGGATTAGTAAATGATTATAAAGATGGTTTCAATATATTATGGCACGATAACTTTTTTGGTTGTAAAGATAAAGACTTAAATAAAGAATTAATGTTGATTGATAAAATCAATTTATATTTCAAATCTTCAAAAACTTTAGATATTAAATTTTCAAATGCTGATAAGTTATTTGTTAACCTTGTTGATAAGTGTAAAACATTTAAAGATGTTATAGAGGCAGCTAAAAAACTTTCAGATTGGCAGAAAAAAGAAAACGAAAAATTACAGAAGTTACCAGATTTTGATAGCCACCCCCTAACTTTATCTTATGGAGAAAAACAAGAAGGTGATAATGAAGATGAAGGTTCTTCTCCATCAGATAATAAATCAGATGAAAGACCAGAAGATAAAGAAAAAGGTGATAGTAACCAAGAAAAAGATTCAGGTAATAAATCAGATGAAGGCGAAGATGAAAATGAGAAGTCAGGAAGTGCTGATAAAGATACTAATGCTGATGATAAAAATAAAAAAGAATTAGATAGTACTACTAGAAAAAATCAAACAGGTAATCCTGATGGTGCTGGAGGCAAAAATGTTAAAATTAATATGCCTTTAAAATCTATTACTCAAAACGCTAGTGAAGAAAAAATTTCTAAAAGTTATTTAGATAAACACCATAGAGGTTATTCATATATGAATATTCCTGATTGTAATTTAGATAAAATTATTTATCCTATGGACAAATGGGTTAAGACAGGTATTGCTAACGCTAAGAAAAGTCATAAAGAACATTATATTGCTAATTGGGATGACTATAAGAAATTTAAAAAAGATAGTGAAAGAACTATTACATATCTAGTTAAAGAATTTGAAATGAAAAAATCTGCTGAAGGATATAAAAGACAAACACAGGACAAAACAGGAATTATTGACCCATTAAAATTACATCAATATAAAACTTCAGAAGATATATTTAAAAGATTATCTATTATACCAGACGCTAAAAACCACGGAATGATTTTATTACTTGATTGGTCAGGTAGTATGGCAAATGTTATTGGTAAGACCGTGGAACAATTATTACAATTAGTTTGGTTCTGCCAAAGAATTAATATTCCTTATAAAGTTTATTTCTTTTCAGATAAGATTGCTGACGCTTCTTGGAGTGATAGAAGAGAAATCGCTAAAAAAGAAATGATGACTAATTGGAATTTTAAAGCTGGTGATATGATATTAGAGGCGTTTCAAATGATTGAAGTTGCTTCTAACAATTCTAAAAAACAAAAATTAGACCAATCATTATTCTTACTTTATAGTTATTCAAAATATTATGATGACAATTATAATTGGAGAAGTCAAACCGATTATATTGAAAGACTATATCCTCCATATGAATTTCAATTATCAAGTACGCCTTTAAATGAATCTTTGGCTGCTATGTATAAAATTGTTCCAATGTTCAAACAGAAATATCAAGTTGATAAACTATCTTTAATAACTTTAACAGATGGTCACTCAAACAATGGAAATACTAGTAGATGGTTAACTAAAGATGGAAAACTTGATAAATCAGATTCCGATTGGGGTGCTACTCCAATATTAAAAGTTGGAAGTAAATGGTTGAAGGCACCAGGTAAAGATTATGATAGAAGTGGTACTACAGGATTGTTATTAGAAGGATTAAAAAGAAAATTTAATATGACTACTATTGGTTTCTACTTATTAAAGAGAACTCAAAGATATGAATTTGAAAGATATGCTTTATCAGGAAAACAAAGAGACTTACCTTACTCTTTAAGAGAAGAATTACTTACTAAAAAGAAAGCAGAATTTAATAAGAATAAAAGTTGTAGTGTTAAATCAGATGGATATTCAGATTTCTTTTTGATTAATGCTAAGACTATGAAAGTTGAGAATACTGACCTTAACGAACTAAAAGAAGATAGTAAAAAAGGTGATATAAAAAGAATTTTTGGTAAGAGTATGAAATCCAGAACGGTTTCCAGAATACTTTTATCAAAATTTATAAAGAGAGTTGCGTAAGTATATGAAAAAACTATTGAAAAATAAGGGAAAAAAGTGCTTGACAATGATACCCAATTTTGATAGCATATACTTAACAATGAAAGAAATAAAGTTAACAAAAAAAGGAGAGACTACATTATGATAACTTTGAACTCAAAACAAAAAGACTTTGTTAAAAGTGCATTCCAAATGTACGGCAAAGTTGAGTTAACTACTAATGAGTTGAAAGCTGCCAATAAAAAATTTGGTTATGCTTATGCACCTCAATGGTTAACAAAAAATAAACACTACAAAATTGGTAAAGGTTTATTTAAGTTGCCTGATATAGATGAGAAGTTAGTACTTGATACTAAACCAGATGTATTAGATGACAATAAAGACAAGGACAATGTTCCAGATGATACTCAAATTAACAATGTATCTGCTACTAAAAAAGAAGCGGCATATGTTATTTCATCTTTAGAAGGAAACATTGTTCCGAATAAAGATAAAAGTTTCGTATCATTTGGTAACCATCCAGATGTTAGAAACATAATTAAATCTAATAAATTTTATCCTATATTCATCACAGGTCTTTCAGGAAATGGTAAAACTTTTTCTGTTGTTCAGGCGTGTGCTGAGTCTAAAAGAGAAATGATTAGAGTTAACATTACAATTGAAACAGATGAGGACGATTTGCTGGGAGGTTATAGACTTAAAGATGGTCAGACCGTATGGCAAAATGGTCCAGTTATAGAGGCGATGGAGAGAGGTGCTATTCTATTACTTGATGAGATTGACCTTGCAAGTAATAAGATAATGTGCTTACAACCTATCCTTGAAGGTAACGGAGTATATGTTAAAAAGATAAACAAGTTTGTTAAACCAAAAGTTGGTTTCAATGTTGTTGCTACTGCCAATACTAAAGGGCAAGGTAGTGATGATGGTAAGTTTATCGGAACTAACATACTGAACGAGGCGTTTTTGGAAAGATTTCCAGTAACCTTTGAACAGACTTATCCTTCTGCTAAAACTGAACAGAAGATATTAAATAATACTCTTGCTCTATCAGGTAAAAAAGATACAACCTATGTAGAAAAACTTTCTACTTGGGCAGATGTGATTAGAAAAACATACTTTGATGGTGGAGTTGATGAGATTATCTCAACAAGAAGATTAGTCCACATATGTCAGGCGTATTCAATCTTTGGAAATAAGATGAAGGCGATTGAACTATGTACTAATAGATTTGATGATGATACAAAAAATTCCTTTGTTGACCTGTATGGGAAAGTGGATGCTGGGGCAACTGCCGAAAGTATCGCTGCTCAACAAAAAGCTGACGCTTTGAAGGCACAACAAATGGAGTCCGATGATGATGAGGACGATAAAGAAGACCAGGAAGACCTTGTCTAATTATCCAAATTCATTAAATAGTGTGGTCCTTGGTAGGGAGTGTAGTGGCTCCCTACCTTTTTATAGGACTACAATTAACCACACGGAGAATATATGAAATATAAAGATGTAGATAAAATAATAAAAGAAATTTCAGATTATATAAAAGGTACTTATGGAGAACATTATAGTACTACAAAGGACGGATTTCAAGTCCAAGATATGTTAAGACACCTGAACATTGATAAACATTTTTGTCAGGCAAATGCTATTAAATATTTGTGTAGATATGGAAAGAAAAATGGAAAAAATCGTAAAGATTTATTAAAGGCAATTCATTATATAATTTTATTAATGGATAGTGAATCTAATGAACCAGACCCTAGTCCATTAAAAGCATTAAAAGAAACATTTACAGGTAAGGCAGTCAATTGATAAAGAAAAATCATTATAAAGAATTTAAACCAGATTGTATCAACGATGGTTGTGGAAGTCCTGTACATACCAGAAAGGTAAATAAGAACGGTACTTATGATGTTAGAACGGAGTGCTATAGATGTCATATGGGAGGTCGTAATAGACCTGGGGTTACACCACATAAGAAAACTTATTGTGAGAATAAAGATGGAAGATTAGGTATTTGGTGTGAAGCAAAGATTGAAGATAGTTGTATGTTAGAAATGGACCATATAGATGGAGATAGATGGAACAATGTTCCTAAAAATGTACAAACACTTTGTAGAAATTGCCACGCATATAAAACAAAATATAATGGAGATACTATAAACACCAAGGCGACATTATTCTTTGATGAAAGTAAAATTGAAACTGCTTTAACAAGGTATATGAAATGAACATAAGTGAAAAAGAAAGAATGAAAATTTTAGGAGATTTAGGAGAGAAGATTTATGCTAATCATTGTTCTTCACTAGGTCATAAAATACATCTATCTTTAAATCCATTTGATATGGAGAAAGATATTTTAGTAGATGATAAAAGAAAAGAAATTAAAACACAAACAAGGTATGTAGTTAATAATTGTTGTAGTTTAAAATTAAATCAAATAGAAAAATGTAAAAAAGGTTTTATTTGGATTGAGTGTCCAACAGATAGAAGTCCTCAAGCTAGGATGTGGGAGATAAAAGAAGGATTTAAATGTGGGAAAACCAAAAGAAAAAATGGTGAAGTTAGGTATGATGTATATATGGACCAAGAAAAAATGGTCTTTATTAAAGATTTGTCACCAGAAGAATACAAATATTTAAAATTTTATAGTACAAATTATGTGTAAAGGAGGTAATAAAGTTGTTAGTAGTAGTTAGAAATAATAATGTTGAGCAAGCAATGAGAGTTTTAAAGAAGAAACTCCAGAAGGATGGCAGACTAAAAGAACTGCGTCAGCGTCAATATTATGAAAAACCTTGCGACAAAAAGAATCGTAAGAAAAAAGAAATGACTAGAGCTTTCTTAAAAAATAAGAAAAAGCTGATGGCTCAAAGAGGATATTAATGTATTTTACGCTGTTGCAATTTGTTGAAGTTGTATATATATTATGCTTAGGCAATTCATAAGTCCTGGCAGAGCGTAAAAGGTCGCCGTAACCAGATATTAAATCAAATACGGTGTCGCTGGAGTTTAGGTGGTTCTCCTCATAAGACGAATATGTCTATGTAAAAACCACCACTTTTTTATATTAAGTGCTTGACATTTTTGAGATAGTACTTATATAAATAATATAGAGAACGCCATAATGGGTTCTCGGAAAATTAACTTTGCTTAACAAAAGGAGGTTCAATTATGACCAATTCAAAAGCAATTCAATTTTTTAATAATTTAAGACCTATAAGTGTAGGTTTCGATTCAGTATTTGACCATTTTGAGTCAATGCTAGATACAGACTTAAACTTTCCAAGAGTCTCAAATTATCCACCATACAATATCAGAAAGACAGGTAAACTGACTTATGATATAGAAGTCGCATTAGCAGGATATTCTAAAGAAGATGTTTCTGTTGAATATGCCGACAATGTTCTAACAATCGTTTCAAAGAAAGACCAAGAAACGCAAGAAGTTGAGGACAACGATGGTGTACTTCATAAAGGTATCGCTAAAAGAAACTTTAGCAGAACTTTTACTATCGCTGACGATGTGGAAGTAAAAGGTGCTGAACTTAAAGACGGTCTTTTAAGAGTATCTTTAGTTAAAATAGTCCCTGAAGGTAAGAAACCTAGAACTATTAAGATTAAATAAGTAATACAGCGGAGTGGCGTTTTAGCTTCGCTAATTAGCTAAATGTTGATAGGCCGTAATAAACCACGGCCTATTGACTTCTTTTATAGATTATGTTATATTATATGAATAATGAGGAAATGAATCGATGAAAAATAAAGAATTACCATTAGTAAGATTTCGTGTAAGAACAGGAGACGATTATTCAACTGATTCTTCAGGCGGATGTCCTATTGGTGGAGAGTGGATTAATAAGACAACCGATGATTACTTTAAAGGTAAGAGAGTTGTTTTATTCAGTTTGCCTGGTGCATTTACACCAACTTGTTCTGGAAAACAACTTCCTGGTTTTGAATCAAATTACGATAGGATAAGAACTTCTAATATAGATGAAGTGTATTGTGTATCTGTAAATGATTCGTTTGTTATGAATGCTTGGGCACATCATAGTGGAATCAAAAAAGTTAAATTGATTGCAGATGGCACAGGAGAATTTACAAGAGCTATGGGTATGTTAGTTGACAAACCTAAACAAGGTTTTGGAATGAGAAGTTGGAGATATATGGCAATAGTCAAAGACGGAGTTGTTGAAAACTGGTGGGAAGAACCAGGTATCAATAATGAAAGTAATGATGGCGACCCATATGTAGAAACAACACCAGAAAATATTGTCAATTATTTAACAAGTGGCTATTGACAAACGACACACACTATAATATAATGTTTAAATAATGAAGGAGAAATATTGATATGAACTTATCAAATGACACGATTGCAATGTTAAAAAACTTTGCAAATATAAACCAAAATATTTTAATCAAACCAGGTAAGAAATTAAATACAATTTCTACTATGAAAAATATTTTAGCACAGGCAGATATTAAAGAAGATTTTAGCGAGCAATTTGCTATCTATGATTTGCCTGAATTTTTAAGAACAATAGATTTATTTGAAGCACCATCTTTAAAATTTAATGGTGGTTCAAGTGTAGGTATTACAGGAAAAGATGGAAGGTCTACAAGTAAGTACACTTTCGCTGACGAATCTGTTATTGTTGCACCTACAAAATCAATCACTATGCCAGATACAGAAGTTTCTTTTACTTTAAAGAAAGCTGATTTTGCTAGACTTCAAAAAGGTGTGGTGACTTTGAACTTACCAGATGTCGGAGTTATCGGCGATGGTAAAACTATGAAACTTATTGCAGAAGACAGAAAAAACAAAGCTTCTAATAAGTTTGATATTGATTTAGGAACTAGTACGAAGAAATTTAAGGCATACTTTAAAGCAGAAAACTTTAAAATGTTAGAAGATGACTATGATGTTGCTATTTCAAAACAAAAAATTTCACATTTTGTTAATAGAACAAGACCAGTACAATATTGGATTGCTTTAGAACCTGAATCTGAATTATAATTTTTTGTTTAATTTTATTATGGAGTATATATTATGGCAGACTTTCTGTGGGTTGAAAAATATCGCCCAAAGACAATTGAAGATTGTATCCTTCCAGAAGATACAAAACAAACATTTCAATCTTTTTTAAGACAAGGTGAGATAAGTAATCTACTCTTATCAGGTACAGCAGGTACAGGTAAGACAACGGTTGCTCGTGCCTTATGTGAAGAATTAAAATGTGATTATCTTATTATTAATGGGTCAGACGAAGGCCGTCAAATTGACACATTAAGAACTAAAATAAAATCTTTTGCAAGTACGGTTTCTTTAGACAAAGAAGCAAATCACAAAGTTATAATAGTTGATGAAGCAGATTATATGAACGCCGATAGTGTTCAACCTGCTTTAAGAAATTTTATAGAGACTTTTTATAAGAATTGTAGATTTATATTTACTTGCAATTTCAAAAACAAAATAATCCCAGCATTACATAGTCGTTGTACCGTAGTTGATTTTGCAATCAAAAATGGTTATAGAAAAAAATGTGCTGACGCTATGATGATTAGATTAGGTACTATATTAGATGATGAAAAAGTACCTTATGATAAGAAAGTATTAGCAGAACTTATTATAAAACACTTTCCAGATTTCAGAAGAACTATCAACGAACTTCAAAGATATTCAGTAAGAGGTAAAATTGATAGTGGGATATTGTTTAGTTTATCAGAAACAAACACAAAGGAATTAGTCGCAACATTAAAAGAAAAAAGATTTAATGATATGCGTAAATGGGTTATTCAGAATATAGATAAAGAACCATCATCTATGTTTAGAAATCTATATGAAGTATTGTGGAAGGCGTTAGACCCTAAATCAATACCTCAAGCAGTATTAGTTATCGCAGGTTATCAATACAAGGCAGGTTTTGTCGCAGACCAAGAAATCAATATGGTCGCTTGTTTAACCGAGATAATGGCTAATTGTAAGTTTAAATAATGGCTTACGAGTTAAAAGAATACCTTAATAGTATTAACTTTACTAAAAAGGATGTAATGGATACCGAAGACTACTTTTGGGAAAAGAAGTATCCTGCGTTTGTGGTCAACAAATGTCTGTCTTATCACTATGATACCTTAATCGCTGCCAACGAAATGAATGGGTATCATTTTCTCCCTAACAATATGCAATATCATTTTTTACTAAATATAGTAAGAAAGAAAAAGCGATTTGCTAAATGGTTGAAAGCAGAAAAGCTTAAAGATATAGAGTATGTAAAAGAGTATTATGGGTATAGTAATGAAAAAGCCAAATCCGCTCTCAGCATATTGACTAGAAAACAAATTGAAACTATAAAACAATCCTTGCAAAAGGGTGGGAGACATAAAAGAAAATGACGACAGACACATTAAACTGGTCGCCAGATGATATGCTAGAGGTAACAATCAAGCAACCTGACGACTTTCTTAAAGTTAGAGAGACTTTAACAAGAATAGGCGTGGCGTCTAGGAAAGACAAAACACTATTTCAATCTTGCCATATATTACATAAACAAGGCAAATATTACATTGTTCACTTCAAAGAACTATTTGCTTTAGATGGTAAGAAAGCTACATTGACCGAAAACGATATACAAAGAAGAAATACAATCGCAGTATTACTAGCAGATTGGAACCTTATTTCCATTGTAAAAAAAGAGGCAGCTGAAAACAAAGCGCCTTTATCTCAAATAAAAGTATTACCATTTAAAGAAAAGAAAGAATGGATACTTTCTGCTAAATATAACATTGGTAAGAAAGTTGATGAGAAGAAGGAAGAAGTTTCCAAAGAAGGTAAAAATGAAGGTCAATAAATGCAAGTATCAAATTTCAAAGATTTCATAACCGAAGCAAAAAAAGGTTCTGATAGAACTATACAGATAGCGGTAGTTACCAAAACTCATCCGAACATCAAAAAAAGAAAAGTTGGTGGTAAGGAGAAAAAGGAATTAACCGTTGGTCTGATTGCTGAGACTTGCGAAGAATTGAAAATCAAGTGTATAGTTATTGAAACTAGACACGCAATCATAACAGGTAAAGACGAAGAAAAGAATACTTTAACCATCTATAACTATGATGGTAAAGATACTGAACATACATTTATTGGTAAAGACACCATTTGTATTACTAGAGCAGGTGCAGTTGAAGATGAAGCAGGACTTTCAATCATATCTGCTTTTCAAAACTCTGGTTCGTTTATGATTAATACAAGAAACTCAATGTTAACTTGTAATAATAAATTAACAACAGCATTATTATTTGAAAAGTTTGCAATACCAACACCTAGAACTGCTTTCGTATCTAACGAAAAAAATATAGATGACGCAGTAAAACTAATAGGTGGTAAGTTTCCAGTAGTATTAAAAACATTAACAGGTACGCAAGGTATCGGAGTTGTTAAATGTGATAGTTATGAGTCGCTTGTATCTACTATTCAATCACTATGGAAACACGAAGCAGAATTATTAATACAAGAATTTATGCCTGTTAAATTTGATATAAGAACTTTTGTAGCAGATAATAAGATATTTGCTAGTACAAAAAGAATACAATCATCTTTTGATTTTAGAACTAATACACATAGAGGTGCTAAGGCAGTACCTTATAAATTAAATGATGATGAAATAGAAATTATTTTAAAAGCTAGTAGAGCTAGTAAAGCATATGTAGTTGGAGTAGACCATATTATTGTTGATGGTAAGTACTATGTACTTGAAGTCAATGGTTCTCCTGGTACTGGTGCTGATTATGAAGGTTACGCATATAAAGACCTTGAAGGACCAAATCCTGGAGGTGCAATTACTGGTAAACAATTAGTTAAAAACTTTGTTAAATATATTTCTGATAGAAGTAATTGGGATAGACAATCAATTATAGAAACAGGTTGGTTAGAGACAATAGAATTAGAAGACATTGGTAAGATAAGAGCCAAGTTAGATACAGGTAATGGAGCTAAAGCTTGTTCATTACACGCAGAAGATATTAAGATAAAAGGTAAAACGGTAAGTTGGAAGTATAATAAGAAAACATATACTAAACCAATTCACGGAGAGAGTAGAGTTTTTAGAGCAAACGCTGGTGATGAACCAAGCGAAATAAGAAAAACCGTATTGTTAGATATGACTTTCAATGGGTTTACTTATAAAGATATAGAATTTGGACTAGACCAAAGACCAAGGTCAGGTTCGGATGTCTTGTTAAATAGAGATATGATTAGGCAGTTTCACGCTAGCGTAAATCCTAGTAGGACTTTCGTATTAAGTAAGAGATTGCCGCCTATTGACAAAGACTAACAATTATAATATAATGGAGTTATTATGGTAAAAATAGTAAGACTAATAACAGGTGAAGATATTATCGGAGAAATTTCAAAAAAAGACGGAACAACTTCTGTCAAAAATCCATATATCATTTATCCAACAAGTGCTCCCGAAGCAGGGAAGTCAATGAAGTTTGGTATGTTCACTTATATCCCATATGCAGAAACCGATACGGTTACTTTTGCAGATGACAAGATATTAACAACGGTGGAACCAAAACAAGACTTACTTGCTAGTTATAAACAAAGTGTAAGTAAAATTATTCAAGGACCAGGATTAATAACATAATGTCAGATAGTATCCAACAGAAGGATACTTTGACAATATACTTTGTAAGTAAAGACGGCACAAAACAAGAAGTCAAAGTACCGCCAGGTTTTACAATTATGGAAGCGGCAAAGAAATTTGCTAATACTTCCATTGATGAGATTCCTGCCGATTGTGGAGGATGTCAAGCGTGTGGTACTTGTCATATTAATATAAAAGAAGATATTAATAGAGTAGGTCCTGCTGAACATAATAGTTTAGAAACAGAATTAATGGAAATGCAACCTGAATATGACCGTATGTATTCTAGGTTAGCTTGTCAAGTTATTTTAACACCTAAACATAATGGTTTGATTGTTCATTTAAGAGATATGGAGAATATATAATGAATTTTTATAAAGATGTAATTGAACATAGAGGTAATCTTTTAGTTAGAGGAATACACGAAGGAAAAGAATTTAAAGAAAAGATTAACTTTAAACCAACATTGTTTTCAATCACACACGAAGATAGTCCACATAAAAATCTTCAAGGTCAAAATTTAAAACCAATCACATTTAATAGTATACCCAAAGCAAGAGAATTTAAAAGAAATTATCAGAATTCTAATAGTGCATTGTACGGAAATGAGAGATACCATTTTCAATACATCGCTGAAGAATACCCAGGTGATATACAATACGATAAGAACCTGATTAAGATATTTACATTAGATATTGAGGTAACCGCTGAAAAAGGTTTCCCAGATGTAGAAAATCCTATAGAGGAAATCTTATGTCTTACTATTAAGAACCAATCCAATAAGAACATTATCACCTGGGGAACCAAACCTTATTTTTCAAAGAGAGCAGATGTAACCTATATTGAGTGTCAAAATGAAAAACAATTATTAATGGAGTTTTTCAAATTTTGGACAAAGAATTATCCAGATATTATTACAGGATGGAATACAAAGTTTTTTGATTTGCCATATCTATGTAATAGAATTAAATTATTAGTTGGAGATAAAGTAATTAATAAGTTATCTCCTTGGGGATTAATTGATAGTGAACAGATAACCGTAAGAGGTCAGACACAAACGGCATATGATATTAAAGGTATCACTATGTTAGATTACCTTGACATCTATAAAAAATTTATTCCAGTTAGACAAGAAAGTTATAAACTAGATTATATTGCTAAAGTAGAACTTGGCAGTAATGGTAAAGACGCCAACCCATATGATACATTTAGAGAGTGGTACACCAATGACTTTCAATCGTTTGTAGATTACAATATTAAAGATGTTGAGATAGTTGATGAACTAGAAGATAAATTAAAGTTGATTGAACTTGTATTAACTATGGCGTATGAAGCAAAGATTAATTACCAAGATGTATTTTCAGAAGTTAGATTATGGGATACATTAATTTATAATCATTTATTAAAAGATAATATTCAAATCCCACCAAGAATAGAACAAGCAAAAGATGAGAAGTATGTTGGTGCTTATGTTAAGTCACCACAGGTCGGTCAACATAAATGGATTGTTTCATTTGATATTAACTCACTATATCCACATTTGATTATGCAGTATAATATATCTCCAGAAAAAATGGTAGGTGTTAATCCTGAAGGTATTAGTGTTAATAATATGATAAAGAAAAAAGTAGAATTAAATTATTTAAAAGATAAAGGTTGTACTATTACTCCAAATGGTGCTATGTTTAAAATAGATAATCAAGGTTTCTTACCGAAGATAATGGAGAAGATGTACAATGACCGAGTAGAATTTAAGAAGTTAGAGTTTGAAGCAAAGAAAAATTATCAAAAAACAAAAGACCCAATCTATGCAAAAGAAACTAGTAGATGTCATAATATTCAATGGGCAAAGAAAATATCATTGAATAGTGCTTATGGTGCCATAGGTAATCAATACTTTAGATATTATAATGTTAATCAAGCAACAGCGATTACTACTTCTGGTCAATTTATTATTCAGTATATTGAGAAAAAAGTAAATGAATATATTAATAATATATTAAAAACAAAACAAGATTATATTGTTGCGTCTGATACAGATTCAATTTATTTAAGATTAGATGAACTAGTTAATAAAGTATGTAAGGATAAAACTAAAGAACAAACAATAAACTTTATTAATAGAGTTGTAGATAGTAGAATAGAACCATTTATAGAAAAGTGTTTTAATGAACTTGCAGATTATACCAATGCGATTGGACAAAAAATGGTTATGAAACGAGAAGTAATTGCTGATAAAGGTATATGGACTGCTAAGAAAAGATATATGCTTAATGTACTTGATGAAGAAGGTTTTAGATATGAAGAACCTAAACTAAAGATAATGGGTATTGAAGCAGTTAAATCTTCAACGCCAGAAGTATGTAGAGTTGCAATTAAAGAAGCAATTAGATTGATTATGAATAAAGAAGAATCTGATTTACATAATTTTATTGCAGACTTTAAAAAGAAATTTACAAATTTTGAACCAGAACAAATTGCTTTTCCTAGAAGTTGTAATAATTTAAGAAAGTATTATAGTGCTAGTACTATATTCATTAAAGGAACACCAATACATATCAAAGGTAGTCTCATATACAATTATCATTTAAAAGATAAAAGATTAGACCATAAGTATCCATCAATACAAGAAGGAGATAAGATTAAGTTTGTTTTATTAAAAGAACCTAATCCATTTAAGTTTAATGTATGTTCTTATCTTGCTACTCTTCCGAGAGAGTTTGAACTGAAAGAATATATAGATTATGAATTACAATTTGAGAAAACATTTTTAGACCCGATGAGGTTTATATTAGGTTCAATAGGTTGGCACGCTGAACCTCAAGCAAGTTTGGAGGCATTTTTCTAATGGAATTATTTAAAGATAAATTTAAAAACTTTTATAAGTGGGTTAAAGGAACTGAACTAGTTGAACTAGATGACATAGATGTTGAGGAGGATCCTGTAAGACCTGAACTAACTTTAGGTTGGAGAATAACTAAAGGTAGAAAGATATATGGATTAAAATATGAAGATGAGATTGAAGGTATTATTTGTGTTGCATTTACAAACGATATTCCTCACAATATAAAAGAATTAGATATGATGAGTGAACTTGCAGATATAAAAAATGAAAAGAATAATGCTATTGCATATACGGTATGGTCTCGTAAGAGAGGTGCAGGTAAAGAGATTATGAAAAAGGTAATAGAGTGGGCTAAAAAGAATAAGATTAAAAGATTAGTTACCTTATCGCCATTAACACCAATGGCAACACATTATCATATTAGAAATGGTGCAAAACAAATTAGTATAAACAAAGAGACACAAAATTTTGAATATGAACTTACAAAATGAGATTAGTGATATACAGAAATGCAGGTCAGGAACAATTGATACACGATTTTCCAGCAAGTCAATGGCCAAAGATAGAACAATTTTTAAAAGATGAAGGAATTAAGTGGTATGTCGTTTGTTATTAATGCAGATAGTTTAGAACATTTAAAAACACTAGAAGATAATAAATTTGATAGTGTGGTTACAGACCCACCATATCATTTAGCTTCCATTGTTAAACGATTTGGACCTGGTCAGAAAGCTATCAATAACCGAGATACAAAAGAAGGACGAAATGGTCCTTATCATAATACGGCAAAAGGTTTTATGGGACAGACTTGGGATGGTGGTGACATTGCATTTAATAAAGATTTCTGGAAAGAAGTATATAGAGTTATAAAACCAGGTGCAGTACTATTAGCGTTTGCCGCTCCTAGAAATTATCATAGAATGGGAGTTGCAGTAGAAGACGCTGGGTTTGAAATATTTGATATGATTAATTGGATATATGGTAGTGGTTTTCCTAAAAGAAAAAACTATTTAAAACCAGCACACGAACCTATTGTTATGGCAAGAAAAGGAGTTAATCCTAGTTTGAATATAGATGATTGCAGAATAGGATTAGTTGATGGTGATGATAAAAGATTAGGTGGCAAAGGAATTTTTAAAACAGATAAGATGGCAAAGAACGACTATGGAAAATTTGAAGGTAAAGATATTAAGACAAGTGATAAAGGTCGTTATCCTGCTAATGTAATACACGATGGTTCAGATGAAGTAATAGAATCGTTTCCAAATCAGAAGACAACAGGTCATTGGCCAAAAGTTAAGGTTACTGGTTATGGTAATATGGGTAAAGATATTGGTGGACAACAATCAGCAAAAGAAGAATATTTAGAATCAGGACCTCAAATTAAAGATGAAGGTTCTGTTGCAAGATATTTCTATAGTGCAAAGGCAAGTAAAAAAGAAAAAGAAGATACAAAACATCCAACGGTTAAACCTATTGCATTAATGAGATACTTAATTAGATTAGCTACACCAAAAGATGGATTAGTATTAGACCCTTTTGCTGGTACAGGTACTACTGGTGAAGCGTGTATATTAGAGAATAAAGAATATTATTTAATAGAAAGAGAAAAGAACTATATCAAAGACATTAATAAAAGATTATCTAAATATGGAAGATTAGGAATATGAGATTAGGCATTGGTGCTTTATTTGCTTTTTTGTCTGGTATAATTACTTGGTTAGTTAAGAGGAAAAAGAAATGAGAATAGAACCTGAAATAAAATTAAATTATGAAGATGTATTATTAAAACCTAAAAGGTCTACATTATCATCTAGGCGTGATGTAGATATGACTAGAGAGTTTAAATTTAGACATAGTGGAGAAACATATAAGTGTTGTCCTATTATTGCTTCTAATATGGACGGAGTAGGAACATTTAGTATGGCGAAAGTCTTACAGAATTATAAGATGATGACTACTATTACAAAGACAACAACATTAGGCGAGTGGCAACAAGCAGTTGGTAGTGGAATTAAATTAAAGTATCTATCAGTATGTTCAGGTACAAATAAACTATGGACAGATGAAGCAGAAGACTATAATACAATGCAAAAAGTATTAAAGAGTTTTCCAGATGTTAAGTTTATTACAATAGATGTCGCAAATGGTTATCATACAAATTTTTCAGATTTTATAGCAAGAGTTAGAGACGAATATCCAGATAAAACTATCATCGCTGGTAATGTGGTTACAGCAGAAATGACAGAAGAACTAATTATAAGAGGTGCAGATGTAGTTAAAGTAGGTATTGGACCAGGTAGTGTTTGTACAACAAGAACTATGGCAGGTGTAGGTGTACCTCAATTTAGTGCAGTAATGGAATGTGCTGACGCCGCTAATGGTGTTGGTGGACATATAGTTGCTGATGGTGGTTGTACAATGCCAGGAGATTTAGCAAAGGCATTTGGAGCAGGTGCTCACTTTATAATGTTAGGTGGTATGTTAGCAGGACATAATGAAAGTGAAGTGCAAGTAAAAGATGGCAAAAGAGAATTTTATGGTATGTCTTCTGATAGAGCAAGAGAGATACACGGAAAAAGAAAAGATGGTTATAGAGGTAATGAAGGACGATTAGTTATATTACCTGATAGAGGACCAGTTTCAGAAACCGTTGAAGATATATTAGGTGGAGTTAGAAGTGCTTGTACATATATTGGTGCAAGAAGATTAAAAGATATACCTAAATGTGCAAGTTTCGTTAGAGCAAATAATGTAATCAACAAAGTATATGAAAGGTACAATGGGTGATTTTAAAATATTAATATTAGCATATCTAATTGGTCATAGTCCAATAGATACACAACAAACTTTTCAAATGCAAGGTTGGTTTAAAACAATGGACGAGTGTAAAGAAGAATTACTTAAACAAAAACCTGATGGAAGATATGAAGTGATGAACGAGTTTGTTATAGATGGAGATTTTAAATGGGATTGGTTAGTTGCAGGTTGTAAGAGTGATACAACAGGAGAAGAATTTAAAGTATGGCCGAGTTATCCTAAAGGTAAACCAGATGAACTTATAGGAATAGATTTACACTTGGAGGAATTTGAAAACATCTAGGATGCTTGACTATGTTAATTTTTTATAGTATAATACTGACAACTTTGATATATGTAGTACCTATATCATTATTAATTATGTGGAACAATGAAGACCCTAAACCTTAAAGAAAAGTGATGGATTTATATACGATGGATTTAAAAGATTTTGCTAATGAAGATGGTCTACCTATTATGGATTCTATTCAGTTTAAAAGATGGACTGAAAAATTAGGTAAGGAAAGATTTAGAGAAGTACTATCAGAATATATTGCTACTTACAGACCAAAGTTTCCTTTAAATAATATTTCATATCAGGAAATGAAAGACAATATTATACAATTAAGTAATTTTGATACAAGTAAAATATGTACACCTAAAGACCAATCAGATAAAATTGTAGGTGAAAAATATGATGACTATGAACATCCATATTCAAAATATGGTTTAGGTATTATAGACGCACCTGCTTATTATAATAAGTGCAGTAATTATTTTCATCAACATTTAAGATTAAATTGTTCAAGTTATAGTTTTAGAGCACCAATTGATGTTTGGACAAAAGGTAGTGCAAAAGATATATGGAAAATTTTAGGTGCATTATGGAGAGGTGTAAATAGTAGTAAAGATTTATCAGGTAAAAGTTATAGAGAAGCAATAAGATTAGGTACATATATTGCAACACAATTTAAACCACTTGTTGCTAAAACAATATATGATATGACAAAAGCGAACACCGTATTAGATACCAGTTGTGGTTGGGGAGATAGACTTGCTGGTTTCTTTTCTAGTAGTGCAACAGAATATTATGGTTGTGACCCAAACCCAAACACATATAAACAATATCATAAACAGATAGAAGAGTATAGTAAAATCTTTCCTAACAAAAAAGTTAAGATATGGAATTGTGGTGCAGAAGATTTACCTTATAATGAACTACCAGATATAGATTGTGCATTTACAAGTCCACCTTATTTCAGTACAGAAGAATATAACAAAGGTGGAGAGAAAGAAGAAAATCAATCTTGGTTTAAGTTTAATGAATATGAAAGATGGAGAGACGATTTCTATTTACCAGTTGCAGAAAAAACATTAAGTAAAAGTAAGTTTATGTTAGTTAATATTATGGACCCTAAAGTTAAAAATGTTAGATACAGGTCAAGTGATGAATTAATAAATAAACATAGAGATAAGTTTCTAGGTCAAATCGGTATGAGAATTATGCAACGACCTAAAAGCGATAAACTTTTTAAAGATGATAGAGAAAAAGCTGACTTTATGTCCAAAACATATATAGAAAATGTATGGTGTTTCGGACCAAAAGATTATGATTTCTTTGCGTCAAGCAGAAAAGCGACATTGGAGAATTTCTTATGTTAGGAAAAGGAATGGCCATAAACAAAAAAGATTACGAAGATTTAAAACCTTATTATGATTATCAAAGAAAAGTTGCCTATAATAGAGAACAAGTTATGGATATGGCAATGAACTTTGAAGGTCGTATCTATGACCAATTTGGACCAGTATCACTACCCGAATTTAAAGTACACCTATGGGATAAAATCAGACCAGAGGAGTACGAAGACCCACCAAAAGATTGGGTACCAAAAGATGAATCGTTGAGAATAGAAGGTGAAGTATATACAAACCTATCTAATTTCAATATGTTCACCAGAAAGAAGTTGGCTGTTGACAACTAATTAATAATATGATAGTATGGAGAAAATATGACAAATGATTTTTTAAAAGACATTATAAAAGAAACTGGCAACGAATATGCCACATTAGCAAGTGAAGGAGTTGACGCTGGCGATGTATCAAGTTTTGTTGATACAGGTTGCTATTCTCTTAATGCTCTATTATCAGGAAGTATATATGGCGGAATGCCTGGTAATAAAATAACTGCTATTGCAGGTGAGGCCGCTACAGGTAAAACTTTCTTTGCATTAGGAATATGCAAACACTTTTTAGATGATAACAAAGACGCAGGAGTTATCTACTTTGAAAGTGAAAGTGCTGTATCTAAAAATATGATTGAAGATAGAGGTATTGATAGTAAAAGATTTGTAGTAGTACCAGTTTCAACCGTACAAGAATTTAGAACACAATCAATTAAAATAGTTGACAAGTATCTGGAGAGTCCAGAAGACAAAAGAAAACCTATAATGTTTGTATTAGATAGTTTGGGTATGTTATCCACAACTAAAGAAATGACAGATACAGCAGAAGGTAAAGAGACTAGAGATATGACAAGGTCTCAAATAGTGAAGTCAACCTTTAGAGTATTAACATTGAAACTAGGTAAAGCAAATATACCTATGATTATGACCAATCATACTTACGATGTAATAGGTTCAATGTTCCCACAAAAAGAAATGGGTGGCGGAAGTGGTCTTAAATACGCTGCCTCATCAATAATTTATCTTGGAAAAAGAAAAGTGAAAGACGGCACGGAAGTTGTCGGTAATATTATTCATTGTAAAAATTATAAAAGTAGATTAACAAAAGAAAATGCTATGATTGATGTAATGTTAACTTATCAAAAAGGTTTAGATAAGTATTACGGACTTGTAGCTATTGCTGAAGAAGCAGGTATATTTAAAAAAGTATCCACTAGGTATGAAATGCCAGACGGAACTAAAGTATTTGGTAAAGCAATCAATGATAATCCTGAAAAGTATTTTACAAAAGAAGTATTAGACAAGATAGATGAACAAGCAAAAAAACAATTCCTCTACGGATAAAAGATACACCTTTGCTCAAAGACCTGGAGACGATTTTAGTTGTATAAAAATCGTTGAAGGTAAATACAAAGATGTTATTTACAGATATGGTAAGGTACAATTTAGTAAGGAACCATTAGACAATGGCAAAATGCCATTGCAATTTGAATGGACTTTATTAAAGAAACCAGAAGAACTAGATTTAGATTTAGACCAACCAGGTTTTATAAATTATATTGGTGATATACTGATAGAGATTATGGAAGAAAAACTGAAAAACGGAACATTATTAGATGACAAATAGAATTGAAGACACAATATTAACAAATTTAATATTCAATGAAGAATATACTAGAAAAGTATTACCATTTTTAAAAGATGAATACTTTGGTACAAGGTCTGACAAAATTATATTTGCTTGTATAGAAGATTTTGTAAATAAATATAATAATCTTCCGACCAAAGAGACCTTGATAATAGAATTAAACAATCGCAAAGATATTAACGAGGAAGAATATAAAGCTATTAAGACAACAATTAATGGATTAACTCCGAGTGAAAATGATATACAATGGTTGTTTGACACTACGGAGCGATTCTGTAAAGATAAGGCGGTTAACAATGCAGTACTTAACGGCATTAAAATCTTGGATGGAAAAGACAAGAAAAGAACTCCAGAGGCCATTCCTTCAATTTTATCTGAAGCTCTTGCTGTGTCTTTTGATAATCATATCGGGCACGATTATATTGGGGATGCAGATGACAGATTTGATTATTACCATCGTAAAGAATTAAGATTACCATTTGACTTACAATATTTTAATAGAATAACTAAAGGTGGTGTTCCACAGAAGACTCTTAATGTTTGTCTTGCAGGAACAGGTGTAGGTAAATCTTTGTTTATGTGTCACCTTGCTTCTTCAAGTTTGCTAGAAGGTAAAAATGTTTTATACATTACTTTAGAAATGGCAGAAGAAAGAATTGCTGAAAGAATAGACGCAAACTTATTAGATGTAACCACCGATGATTTACACGCATTACCTAAACAGATGTACGATGACCGAATAGAAAGATTAAAGAAAAGAGGTCCTGGTAAATTAATTATTAAAGAATATCCAACAGCGTCTGCTCATAGTGGACACTTCAAAGCATTATTAAATGAACTTGCATTAAAGAAAAGTTTTAAACCAGATGTATTGTTTATAGATTATTTAAATATATGTGCTTCAAGTAGATTTAAAGGTGGTAATATATCATCTTATTTCTATATCAAAGCAATCGCAGAAGAATTAAGAGGTCTTGCTGTTGAGTTTAAATTACCTATATTTACAGCAACACAAACAACAAGGTCTGGTTTCGTATCAACAGACATAGGTTTAGAAGATACTTCAGAAAGTTTTGGTCTACCTGCTACTGCTGACTTTATGTTTGCTTTAATGTCTAGTGAAGAACTAGACGCATTAAATCAGATGAAGGTTAAGCAATTAAAGAATAGATATAGCGACCCAGCAATCAATCGTAGTTTTATTATCGGCGTTGATAGAAGTAAGATGAGATTGTATGATGTAGAACAAAAAGCACAAAACATAGTAGACGCCAACCAGGAGAAAAAAGTTGAAGTGGATCCGTACGATAAATTTTCTGACTTCAAAGTTTAATATGCCTAGACGAAACAACAAACCTCTTAAACAAGTACAATCCAGACCTTTAGAAAAAGGTGAAAAACTACATTATATTAAAAGTATGGTGAAGAAAAAAGGAAAAATATATTGGAGAGTAACCGAGAAACCAACCAATGTTATTGTAAAAGATTTCTTTTTTGAACAAGACGCTAGGGCGTTAGTTAGATTTCAAAATAAACATAGAGTATGGGAACCTAATGGAGGTATTCCACACTTTCTTTGTGATGTTCAATAAGTCTTAAAGGGCACCATATAAATATTGTTAGGAGAGACAATAAATGGCAGATAAGACAGCAAAATTTGAAAGTGCCCAAGCATTATTCTGTGCTATCGCAGATGGCGTTGGTAAAGCAAATATAGATAAGGTATTAAATTTAAAAGAATACGAAACTTATCCAGAGTTTAAAAAAGCTCACGGCAAAAAAATCAAAGACGCCCAAAATCATATTGACACAACTGCTGACATTAAAGAAATTGAAGAGTTTATAACCACAACAAACTCTTGGTATATTTCTAGTGTTAAGATTGCAAGTCATTTAATAAAGTTTCTTTCATCTAAAGTAGATAATGACTTCTCTCCTATATCAGCAAAAGGATATTTAACAGGTAAAAAAGCTATTAACTATGTTCGTGGCGATAAAGATGTAATGTTAAATTTAGAAGAATGCTGGAAACTTGCAAATACTAATACTGATTATCTTACTAAAACTAACCAAGTAGCTTTCGGTGATATTAATAAATGGTCACCTGCTGATATTTACTATGCAAGTGGTAAAGCTAAAGCGGAAATTAAAACTCATCTTAATTTTGCTAAGAGTACTAAAGGAAAAAAATCATATAACTTTGGTGACTTAAATGCTATAGTAAATGGTCTATTAGATGATGGTGAATTATTACCTTTATCTTTAAAGAAATCGGAAGGCAATACAGAAGTTAAAATTGAAACCGTAAATTTTGACCCGAAGGTTAAAGAAAAACTTGTAGATGGAGTAGGTAAAAAAGGAAAGAAAATTGAAGGTGGTCTTTGGTACTCCAAACATAGTGTATATAAAAAATGGAAAACTCCTTGGCATATAAAAAGGATGTCTGAATCACCATTTGAACCATTAGAAACTTCATCAATCACTCATAAAAATAATACACCTACTAGAGATATGAGAATATATGTAGCTAACAATCAAGGTAGGTCAGGTGAAATAGGCAATATTCAAATAAGACACGAAGCGTCTAGTAATGGTTTCAAAGTTGATTTTCATTATAAAGGTGCTGGTGCAAGAGGTGGTTCACTTGTTTCTCATACAACTTTTTCAGATATGTTAGAACTAGTTGCTCCAGGTGTTGGTGCTAAATTTAAATCTGACTATGAAAAAGGTAGAGAAGAATTTAATAGACAGATGAAAACTAATTATACTAATCCAGTTATACCTAAAGGTTATAAACACAAAGGAAAAGGTCTTAACAAATACAAAGATGACAATAGAAAAGATTGGAAGAGAACAGGATATAAAATGGCCAATAAAAAAACTAAACCTACTTTGTTTCCAAATGGAGATAGAAGTGGTCAACCAGGTCCTTTTACAGATATGAGAGGAGAAGTATCTGCTATCTTTTTATTAAATAAGTGTTTTCCTGATTTAGAAAAATGGATATCTGCTAATGGTAAAAAAGTTGAAAGAGGTACTACATCAAGTCCAGTAGATAAATTCATTAGAATACTCTTTAAATATGTTACCTCTAGGTCTGAATCTTCTTCTAAATTCGTAATTGCGAAGTAGTATAAATATAAGAGACGAAGTGAGTAGTATATAGATGGATAGTTTATTTGTGTATGGAAAAAATGAAGGAAGAAAATGTTTAGTTTTAAAGGATATTCTAGCTCTGGAACAAATACACACCTAGAGCATTTAGAAGATAGTATAATAAATGACGGTGCCAAAGGTGGCAGAAACGCTGTAGCGTTTTTAAAATCTTTGCGAAAAATGTTATCTGCTAGTACCAGCAAAAGAGTTAATGTAACCGTTAAGTGGGATGGTGCACCTGCTATTATATGTGGAATCAATCCTGAAAATGGCAAATTCTTTGTCGGCACCAAATCTGTATTCAATAAAACTCCTAAAATAAATTACACTTCAGCAGACATAGCAAGAAATCATCCAGGTGGTGTTGGTTCTAAATTACAAGTTGCTTTAAGAGAACTAAAGAAACTTGGTATTAGAGGAATACTCCAAGGCGATTGTTTGTTCACTTCAGAAGATAAAAAACTTGCAAGTATAGATGGAGATACAATGATTACTTTTACTCCTAATACAATTACATATGCAATGCCTATTGATAGTCCTGTAGGAAAACAGATTGCAAGAGCAAGAATGGGAATAGTTTTTCATACATCTTATAGTGGTAAAGATATGAAAAGTTTAAGTGCGTCTTATGGATATGTAAGAGGTGTTAGAAGTGGGTCAGTATGGATTCCATCGGCACAATATAAAGACGCTAGTGGTAGTGCTAGTTTTAGTAAAGGTGAAATTGCTAGATTTAATGCAATGTTAAGAATGGCAGAAGGTAGTTTAGGAAAAGCTGCTCCATTATTAAATGAGTTTGATAGTAGAGACCCAATATCAGTAGGGTTTAGATTAAAAAGTTATTTCAATTCTATCATAAGGGATAGTAGAGGTACAATAGGTAGTGTTAAAATACTACAACAAAATTTTAGAAGTTATTACGAAAACTTTATAGACGCAGAAATAGATAGTAGAAAAACTGAAAAAGGTAAAGCAAAATTTAAAGACGCAAAAGAAATAAACTTAAAGTTTATTGATAGAAATAATAGAGCATTATATATGGCAATAGCAAGTTATATAACTCTACAGAATTGTAAGAATATATTATTACAGAAGTTAGCACAGATACAAAGTGTTGGACATTTTATTAGAACGAATAATGGTTATAAGGTTACGGCACCAGAAGGATTTGTTGCTACTGATAGAATAGGTAATGTAGTTAAGTTAGTAGATAGATTAGAGTTTAGTAGAGCAAACTTTACTATCGCTAAAGATTGGGTAAAAGGATAATGAAAACATACGAAGAAAAATCAGCAGAAGTAAAAAAGACATTAAATAAACCTTTCAGATTGCCTTCAGGCAATTCAAAAAAGTTTGGTGTTTATGTTAAGAACGGATCAGGTAAAGTAGTTAAGGTAACTTTTGGCGATCCTAATATGGAAATTAAAAGAGATAGCGAAGACAGAAGAGCGTCATTTAGAGCAAGACATAATTGTGATAATCCAGGACCTAAATGGAAAGCAAGATACTGGAGTTGTTATCAATGGAGAGCAAGTAGTAAGGTTAAAAGTTAATGAAGTGTAAAAATTGTCACCACGATTGTCATTGCAACGAAGAACTACACGCAGATGAATATGGCGTGTGTGTATGTGATGATTGTAGTTGTGGGAAACGACCTTTTAACGAAGATGAGTTTAATGGAGAATAAATGAAAACATTTAGAAATTTTTACGAACAACAATTACTTGAAGACAAACAAACAAGAATTATTATTATGGGTGGACCTGGAAGTGGTAAGTCAACCTATTCAGAATATTTGATTAGACGATATGGAATAAAACATATTTATCCAGGTGGTCTATTAAGAAAAGAGATAGATAAAGGTGGTGCAGAAGCAGAAAAAATTAAAAACTTATTAGATAAAGGACAATTTGCACCAAACGAAATAGTTTTAAAACTTATTAAGGAAGCATTATTAGAACCTGACGCTAAAAAAGGTTATATTATGGATGGCTATCCTAGATATATGCAACAAGTTAGAGATATGGAACGAGAAGGAATTGGTTATGATGTAGTTGTATTCCTAGATGTTTCAAAAGAAGAAGTGATTAGAAGATTATCAAAGAGAGGAAGAAAAGATGATACACCAAAGATTATATCAGATAGGATTGCTCTCTATAAAAAAGAAACTGGTCCAGCGATAGACCACTTTAGAAAGAAACCTGGTTTTATTTCTATCAAAGCAGAAGGAAAAGAAGCAGGAGATATAGCTAAAGATATAATGAAAGAGATTGATGGAAAAATATAAACCATTACCAGATGGATTAAGAATACAAGATAGCAAAATACACGAACAAGGTTTATTTGCTACAAAAAAGTTTGACAAGATGGATGATTTAGGTATAAGTCATATCAAAATTGGAAGAGAATTGTATAGAACTCCATTAGGAGGTTTTATTAATCATAGTGATAAACCAAATTGTCAAAAGATTGAAGTAGATAATAAATGGTATCTACAAACATTAAGAGATATTAAAAAGGGAGAAGAGTTAACATTAAAGTACACTTTTTATAAAGTATGAAACAATTTAAACAAGTAATACAAGAAGGTGTTTATGACCCAGGTATATTCAAGGCATTTTTCCTTGCAGGTGGACCTGGTTCAGGTAAGACTTATGTTACCAATAGAGCAACTGGTGGTATGGGTTTGAAGTTAGTTAATTCAGATACAAGATTTGAAAGATATTTAACAAAGGCAGGATTAAGTTTAAAAATGCCTGATAAAGAAGCTGCTTTAAGAGATCCATTAAGAGCAAGAGCAAAACAAATTACAGGTGACGCAATGGATATCTATATTAGAGGTAGACTAGGTTTAGTTATAGACGCAACAGGAAGAGATTATAATATTATCAGTAAACAAAAATCATTATTACAAATGTTAGGTTATGATTGTTATATGATATTTGTAAATACAAGTTTAGAAGTTGCGTTAGAAAGAAATAGAACTAGAACTAGAAGAGTGCCAGAAGATATTACTAGAAAGAGTTGGCAAACCGTACAAAATAATATTGGAAAATTTCAAACTACTTTTGGTAGAAGTAATTTTATTATAGTAGATAATAATAATGCAAGTGAAAATATATTACATAAATTATGGACTAGAGTTAGAGGATTAGTAAGAGCACCTGTTAAAAGTGGGATAGCTAAAAGATGGATGCAACAACAATTGGCAATTAGAACTCATATTAAAAAATGGGAAAAAGAAAAATCAAAAGCGTGGTACAAAAAAATTGATCCAATAGCCAAAGGATATAGATAAAAATGATTTTTAGATTTAAAAATTTTATAAAAGAAAGTATCATAGATATACCAAGACGAACATATGCTCCTGGTGTATTTGATGACGCTGATACAAAGAATCCAAAACTTAAACCAAGTGTTGTTAAACAAATAGAAGACCAAATAAAAGTTTTTGCAAAAGAATATCCTGTAATTAAAATAGGATTAATTGGTTCTATCTTAACAAAGAGATACCGTGATGACGCAGACTTGGACATCAATGTATTGTTTGATATACCTGAAGATAAAGATAGACCAGCAGAAAGAGAAAGATTAGTTATGAAGTTTATATCTTCATCTAATCCAAAAAATGTACAAGGTAAATTAATACCAGGTACGAAGCATCCGATTAACTATTTTATGATAGCGGATCCAAAAATATATGATGACCAACAAGAAAAGGCAGACGCAAGTTTTGATATAAGAAAAAATAAATTTATAAAGAGACCAGCAGATTTTGTTTTCAATGTAAATGATTATATCAAAGACTTCAATAGAAAAGTACAAGAATTAGATGTAGTCAAAGGAGAATTAAAAAGAGATATAATTGACTATGACGAATTAAAAGAATTAGGTCCTAACGATATAGAAAACTTACAAAGTAAAATAGAAAAGAAACTTAAAGAGATAGAAGATAGTATAAAGGACATAATAAAAATAGGCGATGATGTTGACGCAGATAGAAGAGCAGCGTTTGATAAAGATATGTCGCCAGATGAAATTAGAAAGTATGGTATTAAAAATAGATTACCTAAAAATGTAATCTATAAGATGTTAGAAAAATATCACTACTTAAAATTTTATAAGAAATGTAAAAAGATTTTAGATGACGGCAAGGTTACAGACGCCGAAATTGATAGTCTTAAAGAAGCAGTAGGTTCACCTAAAAAACATATAGCATTTACATTTGGTAGATTTAATCCACCTACAATAGGACACGAAAAACTTATTAATAAAGTGGCAAGTGTTAGTGCTAATGATTACTTAATCATACCTACTAAAACAACAGACGCAAAGAAAAACCCATTAAAGATTACTGACAAGTTGAGAATAATGAAACAGATGTTTCCTAGACACTCATCAAAGATAAAACAAATCCCAGGTGCTAGAACAGCAATGGAAGTTTTAAATAATCTAAATGGAAAAGCAAATCAAATAACTATGGTCGTAGGAAGTGACCGAGTAAGAGAATTTGATACTCTTCTAAACAAATATAACGGAGTAAAAGCAAGAGGAACTAATTACAAGTTTGATAAAATTAATGTAGTAAGTGCTGGTGAAAGAGATCCAGACGCTGAAGGAGCTATGGGAATGTCAGCAAGTAAAATGCGAGACGCCGCTAGCAAAAACGATTTACAAAGTTTTAAAAGAGGTCTACCTGTATCATATAGAGATAAAGATGGACTATTTAAATTAGTAAGAAAAGGAATGAACCTAGAAAATACAACAGGTGCAGGACTTGGAACATATGCTCCAAGTGCTGATATTAATCCTACAGCAAAGAAAAAAGTAATCGTAGAAAGATTTACTCAATGGCAAATTAGAGACTTGTATATCCGTGAACAATTATTTAACAAAAATGATATTGTAAATGATACCATACAAGAGGTAACAGGTAAAGTAATCCGTAGAAGTACAAACTATATTGTACTAGAAGATAAAGAATCTAACTTACACAAATGTTGGATATGGAATTGTCTACCAGTTAGTAATGTAGATGAAGTTAAACTACACGAACACAACCTAGATGTTGATTATGGTTTTGAAGCAGTATCGGAAACGGAAGTCAAAATGAATAAACAGAAGACATATGAAGATATAAAAAAACGAGAAGAATCGTATGAAATAGGCAAAGATTACGCTAATCATACTAAAGAAATTACACCTGGAGAGACGCCAAGTGAAAAACCAGTAGATAGTAAGACGAGAGCAGAACAATCAGCAGAAAAAATAGACAAAGAAGACATAAAGAATTGGGCTGCTTCAAGTGAGACTATTGATAAATATAAGACAAGATACGGAGAAGATTGGGAGAAAGAACTAGAAGAAGCAACGAATAAGATGGAAGAACGATTAAAGGTTCAATCTTTCAAACAATTTAATAATTCGCAAGGGGATTAAATAATATGACAAGATATACAAAGTCAATGCGAGAGGCAATGGAAGAAGTCTGGGCTAATGATATAACATTGGACGAAGGCAAGATGAAAACCATCGCTACTATGTTCGCTGACGGCAAATCAGCAGAAGATATAGCAAAGAGAATGAAACTACCTCTCTCAACGGTTAAAACTATACTTGGAGAAGAAGACATACAAGAAGCAATGTTGTGGGAATTTTCAGATGGACAAATTGCTAAACTTAAACAAGATTACGCTAGTTTAAAAGGTGCTAAGATTTCACTTGCGAGAGCAAACCAATTAAGAAATATCTTTGACAAGATAACAAATTCACAACTACCAAAATTATACAAAGCAGATATTCCATTCCTTTCTACTATGGCATTAAGTCGTATGATTAAGAAAGGTATACAAGTACCTAAAGGAGTTAGATTATCTTCCTTCAAAGAACAAACTTGGGAACAATTAACAGAATCAACTAAAGAAAAAAATGCTAACGCTGCTGTACAAGTAGAAGAAGGTAAAGGAACTATTAGAGGTTTCGCTAATAAAAAAGAAAAAGATAATATGGTTTCTTTGGCGAAACAACACGGATTAAAAGTAAAAGATATTCCAGATGGTATTGAACTATCAGGTAATATGAAAAAGATTTTAGATATGCAATTGGCAACTAGGTCTCATTTAAAAACTGAAAACAAAGAGTGGTTGTTTGTAGAGTATGCTGAGTACATAGAATATATGGCAAAGAATTCTAGTCAAGCAAAAGCTATTGCTAATATGTTTAAAGGTAAAACTGGTGGTGGAGAAGCTAACGCAGATGGTTCAGAAGTTAGAATTGATAGTGCGAAAGATGTAGAAAGTATCCACAAACAAGTTGTTGCTAAGTATGGCGATGATGTAAGAGTACTAACAAAAGAACAGGACGATAGTGCTTGGAACATTGCAGGAGTAGAAACTTCAGGCGAAAGAACTCCAATAGAAGAAAAAATCCAACCATATATGATTTCATATAGTCAGTATGGAAAACATTATGGATTTGAAGGTGGAGATAGTTTATCAGATATTCAAAACAAAGCACAGAAGTTAAGAAAAAAAGGTTTCACTATAGATAAAATGGGAAGATACAATCCACCTGTGGATGCTAAATTAAGAACAGGTAAAACTGGTGTAGTTGAGGAGAAAGAAGAACCTAAAAAATCTATTGAAGCTATGAAAGATAAAACATCAACAGAAACTAAAGAAAAAGATGTTGATAAAATTAAACTTGCAAAAGAAAAAGATACAGACACTTTAGAAAAACAATTAATCGCTGCTCAAGGTCAAATTAATCAGTTAAGAACAAAATTAGAAAACGAAAAGAACAAAGCAGTTAAACCAATGCCTAACAAAGAGACAGGTGAAGTACCTTTAACGGTTGGTTTAGCACATAAACTTTTAAAAGATAAAGCAGATAAAGAAAAAGACGAAGTTAAAGAAAGCGTACAAGTTTATAGAGTTTCACACCCTAGTAAAAAGACTTGGGAAGTTGAAGGCAAAAATGAAAAAGAAGCAATACGAAGATACAAAGATGAAGTTGGATTAAAATCTGACGCAGGTATTAAAACACTTTTA